GTCTTAGCTTTAGCACCATACTGGGATCTCTGCAAGTCATCGAATTCTCGGTGATACTCGGGATTGAACACGGCTTTCCCTAGCCGGTTCTCGAGATCACATAACCATCGACTGTGCGTACCGTCGAAGGCGGAAAAGTCAGTCAGAACCACACAGAATGCGCGAGCGCATAACATGTAGATTCGTCGGGCAATGGACAATGGTGTTAAACCAAATCCATACCATGGCTTTCCCTTGAGAATTCCTTCCGTGAGGGGATAAATGAAAGAAGAGTACCCGGTGCGATATTCAGCACCGAGCGTCGAAATATTCCTTGGGGCTTTAACATCAGGATAAGCCTCAGGTTTCTGGAATGATCGAACAAAGATATCGGCAACGCCAACAGCGTACCAATGCTTTACTTTCTCCCATCCGGCGCGTTGCGTAGGTCGTGTCTGTCGTTTCTCAACTTCTGACATGGTCCAGGGACGCAATGTATGTCTCATCTTCTCCGGAACAACAAAATCGATGAACTCGTCACGATATTTGTTGTATCTGGCCGGAACAACCTTATTGTTCTGGATCGAAGTGAGACGGCCGGTCACACACAGCAAGTCGTTGTTAAAGCTCTTGCTGGGTGAAACTCCTCCGGGGCACAACTGACCGCCAACATTAGCCATTGAAGGCTTACCATCCTCGTGGGCCAGAGGCCCAGGAGATTGGTAGTTGGTGTCAGGTGCTGTACGTATGGTGCCTGTATCACACGTACGTCCTTTCCATTGCACGTATTTGGCCAAATCCGCAATATGGTCATATAGGAAAGGTGCATCAACGGCGGCCGTGGCAAAGTTCGCATGGTTTAAGACGCGTTCTATGTCGGCTATCGTTGGACTCTTGCTCGCGGAATACCGGGAGATTATGGAATACAACAGCACTTGGTAGTGTCATGACCTCAGGCCGGGAGGCCTTTGAAAATGAGATTGTGGGGACGCAATCATCGTCCAAGTATTCCATAATTTGCGTAGAAGAGAATTGAATCGCTTTGCGGGCGATGGAAGGACCTTCGAGCGTGTGAATGCTAGTGGCAACAGGTGTCAAGAGCATGATCATACGCTGGTCATTGTCTGTTGGTCTACGCTCAACCAACCAGACAATACTGCCGAACCAATGATGAGAGACACAATGGTCAGTATCATAGTTCCAGATCTGATGACGATAGTTAGCACCTCCTTTGACCTGTGTTGTAAACACAGAGCCGTTGGAGGTGTAGTATCCGTCAGGGATCACACCGGCAGGTCTCAGGGGCGCGAACGAGTACAACATAATGGGCAGACAATGTTCCATGACGTCATTGATGTCAACATAATAGTCAACGTCAACCATCTTGATACAGTGTCTGCGAGTCATCACATCGTGACGCGTAGGCATGGCACGGTCCTTCGCAAAATGGTGTTCGCGAATGCCATCATTTCCGTTGTCCATGTCTCGTTGTGACATTGATATAGAATAGGGTTTTAATCCAACACTCCTGATGAGGCTGTCTATATCAACGTTACCTTGGCTGCGCTGGGCTGCAGCAATAGGGTGTGAATGAACACCCTTCCAAGGTTGAAAACGAGTCATGGTCGCTTTTCGAAAATTGCGCCTAAGACTATCGCTGCTGGCTTTGTTAAGAACCGGCAGCCGGCTGATCTTCCACCTACGAATCCATCGATGTATCAGCCACTTTGCGGTGACTAACACAGCCCATAGGGGCAACGTCATGACGACGTTTGCGATGAGAACCCATACATCAAACTCCCCGGTGTTGTAGCTGACGCCACTTAACCAGGAAATCCCTTGCAGGTAGGCCTCGGCGCCTTGATAGACGCGGAAACCCGCCTGGGAGGCGAGATCAACAAAACAATCCAATACCCACAGGAGGGCATTGATTGCTACAGTCGCCCACAAGGAGAGACTGGAAAACATTTTGACGCGTGCTGAGCGGAGAGGCAATCTCAAGTGAACGCGATAAAGCGCTAG